TAATGTCCAAGTGTTTCCAGCTGGTTACCCCCCTACATTTTCTCAAAGCAATATATCCAGAGTGCAGAATATTCTTATATCTGCAAATACAGCTACTAGCTCCTTGCATGTTACTGATGATGGAGCAGGTAATTTGATAGGGGATTGTACAGCAGGAGGAGCAATCGATTACCAAACTGGTGAAATTACCAATTTGGTATTCACTCAAGCTGTGCCCGATGGTAACAACATAAACATCCAGTATATACAACAGGTGCAGGGACAGCCGTATACCATTCTATTTTTCCAAAATCAGTTCACATTAAGACCTATTCCAGACCAAGCTTATACAATAGAGCTAACAGCCTACAGGCAACCCTCTCAAGCTTTGTTAGGTACCATCAGTAATACATCCCCAGATCTAGACGGAAGGCCTGAAGAATGGTATTGGTGGGAAGTAATAGCATTTGGTGTAGCTAAAAAGCTATATCAAGATCGCCTTGACATGGATGGTGTACAGCTCATGGATGCATTTTTAGCAGAGAAAATATCAGAAGCCCAGACAAGAACCTATGCACAGCTAGGAAAAAGGCAAATAAATACTATGTTTAGAGACGAATCACGAAACAACAATACCGTAGGTTACGGAGGATGGTCAGGATGGTAAAAAAATCAAGCAGCAAGTCAAAAGATTTTAATGATGAAGCTCATTATCAAGGATCTTTAAAAGTTCCATTGCCAGCTAAAAAAGAATATGGAACAGGGTTACCATACAAAAAACCACGGCCTAAAATGGCTATAAAAAAGAAATAACGAGGGCAAAATGAAAAAAAGCATGAAAGGAATGAAGAAAAAAGTAGTGAAACACCTCAAGGAAGACATGGGAGAATTTAAAGAACAGATCAAGGATGATAAAAAACTTAAAAAAAGTTTAATGTCTAAAAAAGGTTGCTAAATGGGTTATACAACAGATATTCCAGTTTCAGGAGACTCTTTAGGAGGATCTCGAGATAGAATACGAACCAATTTCCAGTTAATTTCTTCTGTATTTGGGCAGAATCACCAAACATTTGGACAATCCGACCAGGGTATTCATAAATACGTGGTGATGCCTGAAGCAGATACTTTTCCAGACCCAGATGGTGTTCCTGGAACGAATGCCAATGCAGCAGCCTTGTTTGTAAATCCTGGAACCAATCCAGTAGAATCTAATTTATTTATTCGTGGGGAATCTGATGGGCATGAATGGCAGATTACTAGTGTAGATCAAGTGAATTATTCAACATTTGGAACCATTGCAGGAGCAAACTCAAGTGGCTGGACGTTTCTTCCAGGAGGAATGGTATTGCAATATGGAATCAGAACTGTTGCAGCATCTGGCACAGCAACAACAATAACTTTTCCAAAAACATTTACCAATGCGGCATCTGTGTATTCTATTACCATTGGTAATGTCACAGGTGAGGGAAACTCTCCAGGAGAAAATAACCAATTTATTAAAGATGGAAGTGTAACAGATTCTACATTTCAAATAGTAAATAGTTCAGATTCATCAGCAAGAAAAGTTTACTGGATGGCCATAGGTAAATGAGTCTACAATCTATAGACATCCAAGGATTCAATTCCGGAGTAAATATACAAAACAAGAAGCCGTTTCTCTTTGTAGATGACGCGTTCCAAAATCTAGAAAATGCCTATTGCTGGCGACAAGAAATTAAAAAAAGAGAGGGTCTTAAGCTAGTTGGGCGCTATAGGAGAAAGTTTTCATCTGCAACTATAGGAAATTCAGGTGCATCTATCTGGACAATCAACACAATTTATACAGCCTATGGGTTAACTGTAGAGGCTACAGCTCAATTAGAACCAGGTTCTTTGATCATAGTGATAGGGGGTGCTATCACATTTACTGATCAAGGCAATGGTTTACTAACCAGTGTTACCCCTGGAAATAGTGGATATGTAAATTACATAACTGGTGTTGTAGTTCTAACCCATACAGCAGGTGCAGGGGTTGCCAGTGTAGCAACATTTAATTATTTTCCCACTTTACCAGCCATGGGAATCACAACCCGAGAACTCTCAGGCATCAATGACGAACAAACGCTCTGGTTTGACACTAAATATTGCTATCAGAATGTAAGCGGTGAGTTTCAGGAGTTTATAGGAAGCACTACCTGGAACGGGTCGGATTCTGATTTCTTTTGTGGAACTAATTATCGCGGTGTAGATGCATCTATTAGGGTTTTTTTCGTTACGAATTTTGCACTATCTGCAGATAAGCCTTCAGCAGGTTCACCAATGAGGTATACTGCTAATGGTTCAAGTTGGGTTCCTTTCGAGCCAGTTGTTTCCGGTGTTACACATTTATTTGCTGCAAGAATAATTATTCCCTATTATGGTCGCTTACTTTGCTTAAATTGCTGGGAAGGTGTTGACAGGCCTACATCAATAAATATTTATAATAGATGTAGATTTTCCCAAATAGGAGATCCTACAGATCAAGTAAATGGCTGGAGGTCGGACATATTTGGGCGTGGTGGTTTTGTAGATGCCCCCATCAACGAAGAGATCGTATCAGCTACATTTTTCAAGAATATCCTAATCGTTCAATTTGAGCGCTCGACATGGAAACTTCAATATCTAGGTGAATATGGCTTACCTTTTATCTGGGAACGTATTTCTAGCGATTATGGTTCTGAATCGCAATTTTCCACTATTTTATTTGATTCTGGAGTTCTTGCCGTAGGGGATAAGGCCATAGTTACCTCAAGTGGTGGAGATGTACAACGCATAGATAATGATATACCCGACAAGGTATATGACTTCAAAAACGCAGACAATGGGGTTAACCGTGTACATGGTATTCGAGATTTCAAGAAAGAAATCGTTTATTGGTGCTATCCTGATTTTCCCGATTTTGAGCTCTCAGGACAATATTTTCCCAATAAGAGTTTGCTATACAACTACAAAAATAATACCTATGCAATTTTCAGAAACAATGTAACTTGTTTTGGGTATTTCCAATATCAAAACTCTGTTAGTTGGGATCGCCTAGATGTATTTTGGGATCAGGAAGACGTTTTTTGGGGTAGCAGTGTACAAACAAAAATGCCTATGGTAGTTTCTGGTAACCAGCAAGGTTTTGCTCACTTCTATGGTTACCCTGACGCTGAAGCGAGTGCAGATAGTCAAATAAGCGCAATGGACCAAGAGAGCTTATCAGTCACTGGGATAGCAGTCGTTACCACCTCGTTAGGTGATGAATTACGACTTACCATAAAAAATCATAATCTAAAATCCAATGAAATTATTTACCTAGTTGGTTTGAAATTTGTAGTTACCACATCACCTGCAACAGCTGGTTCCACAACACTTAACGATAAAATATATCTAGTGCGTGTGGTTGATGGAGATACAGTGACTCTATATTTCTGGAATGTACAGAATCAGGGATATGAATTTGATTTTGAATATACCAATGTAGGTACCTATGTAGGAGGAGGATTGATCGCTCTATTCCCTAAGCCTAATATAGAAACAAAGGATTTCAATCCCTTAAGACCAGCTGTAGGAATGAACATCAAGACCACATTTTACGACTTCCTATTTGATGCATCCAGGCCAAGCCCTATAAATATAAAAGTCAAAATGAATACAACCCTACAAGCTCAGGGAAATCTAACAGTTGGCAATCAGAATGTAGAGACTGCTAACTCAAAGACTGGTTTTATAACAGGTGTTACAAGAGCTAATCCTTGTGTAATTAGCAGTAAAAACCATGGACTGCTAACAGGTGATAAAATAGCCCCTTCTCAAGTTGGGGGAATGACAGAGCTTAACGAAAATCAATATACTGTGACATTTTTAACCACAGATACATTTAGCATAAATACAGACTCATCCGCATTTACAGAATATACATCCGGTGGATATTGGACACAAACTTTACAGCAATATTATACCCTCAGTGCTCAATATGCCTGGCACCGCTTCTATGCAAATTGCTTCGGCCAGTATTTCTCCTTGATTTTCACCTACAACGATGATCAAATGAATAGACTTAGCACACATCAACAAAACTTTGTTCTTAACGCAATGCGTATCTGGTACCGACCAGGTGGACGCAATATATTTGGTAAGTGAATGGAAAATAAATTTGACGAAGAAAGTTTTACAGTTTCAGGATTACCTAACGATGTAAACCCATACATAGAAAAAATGATAAAATATTGGAGAAAAACCAGAAAAAATTTATATTCATTTCTTTTAACATTAGATATTAATGATTTAT